AGTAGCTGATGAAGTATGTAAAGCAGAGGATAAATCACGAACTGCATCCTGTTTTGCAAGTGCGATTTTAGTTTTTATAAGGTCTTTAACTGCTGCAGTACCTGTGCCTGTGCTAAAATCTTTTAAATTAAATGTCGAATTTGAAACATAAAATTTCCAGTCAAATTCCGCAAAAGTAATTTGCTGATTAGCGTTTGTTGGTACAGTGTCGTATTCACCACTAAAGAAACCTTTAGCTTGATTTTCTGCATACTGTACAGGAATTTGGATTTTAGTACCTGATCCTGCTTTAAGTAGAGGTGCTTTAGTTACTACGCTATAAAAATAATTTGCTTTCGCAAAAGATGAAGCTAACTCATCTGCAATTAATCGGTGCGCGACGGATACGGCTTCATTTAACTGATCGCTTGTTAAGGCCATTGTTTATCTCCTTTAGGATCCCAATATTGCCTCTAATGCTTGATCTACGTTCATGCCTGCATAACCAGACACTGACTTTCCATTACCAGATACAGAACTAGGTATGCTTGAACGATTTTTAAGTGCGGATTCTGCAGCTCTGTTTTGTGCGTTTTTTAGAGCTACATCTGATGCTTGAGACTTAAAATAATGAACCCAGTTATTAGGCTCAATATTATTTGCTTGCATCGCAGATAAAAATTCATCTTTGTCATACTTAATGTTGTACTGTTTAGCAAAATCATCAATCTTATTAAATTGCTCTTGCTGCTGTTGCTGCATAGCTTGTTCATAAGCTTGATTTTCGATTTTTTCTTTCCACTGAGTTATCTCATTTAACTTTGCTAATTCAGCTTGATATGGATTGTCTTGAACGGTCTCTTGCATTGGTTGAGACTTTTGTGGGTTTTGATATTTGTTAATTACGTCTATTAATTGATTTCCTAGCTCAGGATGATCGAATAATTTTTCTAATGCGTTATAGTCATCTCGATATTTAACAAGACTTTCTACTTCATTTTTTAAATTATCGTAGTCACCTTGTCTTTTTTCATGATAACGCAAAGTTTCGTACATCTTGTTGGGGTCTTCTCCCCAGTGATCTTTAAACCTTTTGTCTTCATTCCAATTAGCTATTTCTTGTTCGACTTGTCCGTTATCTACTCCTTCTTGAGTGTTGGCTATCTGACCTTGCCCAAAAGTTAAGGTGGTCTCTTGTTGCTCAACTTGCTCAGGAGCAGCTGTTTCTTGGATGTCTTCCATTAATAATCAACTCCTAGTTTCCTTTACCTTGATTAGGTAAAATCTGATCCAGCTGATACTCGATTGTTGTGAAAGGATCATCTTCCTTCATTTCGGGTAACTCCCGTTTAGTTAATCTCACGATACAACTGTCAATTTGCATAAGAGCCTCTTTCGTTTTTCCAGCAGCAATGGACTCTTTTACACCTTCTAATTTTTTAACGAGGGATTGTGGTGTGTAACCTCCATACTCTTGTACGGTATAAGATTTTTTGTCTTTTTTATCTTCATATTCTTCCGCCATTGAGTTAGGCTTTTTCATTTCTTCTGCGCCAATTTGTATGATGAACATGCCTTTACCTTTTTCTTTATGCATCTTTTTTCTTCCTTGGATTTTTTGATCTAGGTTTTGTTAGCCTTACTCTTTCAATTTTTATTTTTTCTACTTCTGGTTCTGGTTCTGGCTCTATTACAGGTTCTACTTTTGGAGTATCAACTTTTAATTCAAATAACTTTTCTACTTGATTCAGGGGCAAGTCCAAGTGAAACTCATTGATGCATATTCGCAAATGGGTGGTTTTCAAGCCCATTTGCCCTGCTGGTAAAATGCCATCTACCCATACGCTTACCCCTAAATCTTTTTTAAACTGAAGTTCTGTGCCTACGTTATACTCCATACTTCAATTCTATGAATTTAAAGACAATAAATCATTAGAAAGTTTTCTTAAATTTTTACAATTATTCTAATTTTTTAAGAATAATCAACAACAAAACACACCATATTTACTGTAAAATATTTGTATGTCTCTCAAAAATGAAAAGTTCGTAAAATACCTTAATGGTCTATTGCGCCCTGCAATGAACACGCACACTCACAAGCAATTTGTAGAGTATGATAAGTTTTATAACGGTGAGGTAAACCCTACTATTGGTTATTCTTATGGCAATAATCCAAAAAAGGGTAATTACTCGAATGCTTATAATGCTATAAGGCCAATCATAGAAACAAAGGCAACGATTAGTTTAGATGCAATGATATCTACTAATGTTGAGCCTTCTAGTTTATCTCATGCTAATTTTGAATATCTCAAAGAAATAGAAAGTGTTTCAGAAATTCTTAATGATGTTTGGGATAATGTAAAAACTGCTAATGATATGCAGACTATATCGCAGCGTATTGTTAGAGATGGTTTGATATATGGTGTAGGAGTTGGAAAAGTAAGTTGGGACGCAACTGCTGATGATGGACTTGGAAATGTGTCAGTATCAAGGATATCTCCTCTTAACTTTTTCCCAGAGCCACAAGCTACATCTATCGAAAATGCAAATTATATATTTGTACGTAGACGTTTATCTAAGTTTGATTTAATTAATCAATATAAGGGCAATAAACGTGTATTAGAAATATTAGATAAATTAGATCAAAAGCCTGATCAAGAAGTTAGGGAAGGTGATGATACTAATATCTTACAAGGTTATGAAAACTCTAAAGATGCTGGTCAAGCATATCTTAATAAAGGGAGTGTATTTCCTTCATCGACTAAAACTAACTATATTGTGTATGAATGCTACTTGAAAGATGATACAGTTTTTCAGCCTCAAAAGGATGATTTAAGTGATACTAAACAAGTTAAGCGTGAAGAAATATTTAAGTATCCTAATGGTCGGTTAATCGTCTACTGTGGTGATTATATATTAGAAGATAGAGCAATTGATTATCCTTTCGGATTCCCATTTACAACTTTTTCACCTACGGCTACTAATCAATTGATTGGTTATAGTGATGTAAAAGATTTAATGTCTATACAGCAAAAAATAACTGATGCTTATTACAAGCTTTCTGAGCTAATTAATAAATATAAATCTATGTTGATCGTAAGTCCTGAGTCCATTAATCCTGCTGATCTAGCTAAGAATTTTGATATTATTACAGCTAAACGTGGCTCTATGCAGCCACCTGTGCAAATTACTAATAAATTAACTCAAGATATTCAGTTAGTGAGGCAACACATAGATGATTTAAAACGTGATGCGCTATCAATAGCTCGCATAAATGAAATGATGTTATCTGGTGAAAGGCAAGTTGGGGTAAATTCAGGTCAAATGGTAAGGGATTTAAATGAAAGTCCTTTATCTTCAATTAGAGAAGTACAAAGAAACTTTAAAACGTTTTTAGTTGATTTATCTAATAAGGGAATAACATTAATACAGCTTTACTATACACAGCCACGTATTATGCGCTTATCTGGTCAAAGGTTTGCTATTATGAATCAAGACTCACAAATGATGGATATTGTCTCAGAAGATGGATCTGCACCTTCTGTACAAATACCACAAATGTTATTAAATGATTTAACTTTGACTCAGTATGAAGTACAAGTACAAACTGGATCCGCATTACCACAATCTGCATCTGCAATAGCAGCTACCACAATACAATTAGCTGAAAAAGGTGTTTTAGGCGATGTTAATTCTATTGAAACAAAAGAAATAATACTCAAGTCATTAGATTATCCGCACTATCGTGCAATCATCGATAAATTAAAAGCTGAAGAGGAAAGAGCTGCTTCTGTACCTATAGAACCTAGGTTTGAAGATTACCTTAAAAAAGTAAATATTACTTTGTCTGATATTTTAAGTTTGATAAGTACTTTAAGTCCTCAAATACAAGAACAAGCCATGTATCAAATAACTGACGCTTTGGGCTTAACTGATGGGAATCCTGATTTAGAAGATGAAATGCCACAAATGCCTAATATTGGGGATCAGGGTATAGAGCTTAATTTTAATTAATATTAGTTTTAAACCGGTCGAATTCGACCCCTTTAGCTATTTATAAAGCCTACTCGTCGTAAAGTCTGCTTTTAATATGTTTGAGTTGATTAAATAAATTATTTGGCTCGAATTTAAGCTCTTTATTAAAAAATTTATTTACGTCTAACTGGAGTTGATCGTTAGATTCAAAAACAAAGTCTGCTCTGTTAGATTGGCTTTTATCTATTCTAAGTATTCTATGATTTAATGCACTTAGTACTGCTGCTACGTTGATGTTTTTTGTTTTGTATTCCATATTTATCCTTTTACTTATTTTTTTATTATATCTTACCTTTTAATAACAGCAAGGCGTGAAATGAACCTCGCTGTTATTCAATGAAAAAGACTAGCTGGCATTAGTCTTGCTTGATAAAGATCACTAAAACTTTATCATTATGATTATATCATAATATTCAAAAGAGAACATTACGAGGGGAATTTAGCGATACATATGTTCGTTCGATAGGTGTTATAGACTGATAGTAAGGTATAAACACTTGTGCAAGGCGTATTTCTAGGTTTGTTTTTTGTTTCTTTTTAGGTGATTCTTCTTGCTCGTTTTGGCCTGAAAATGCATAGTCATATGGTCTTTTAACTGATGAACTTATGGATTTTTTAAATTCTAAAGTAAGACTTTTTTCACGATTTGGGATTGCTGACATATTATTCTCCTAATAAATTTGAATACATTTTATTAAAGTTAAATCCAATAGCTTTATCAATCTCATCTTGCTTCTGCCAAGCTAGTCGCGCTTCTACCCTTCTTAAAAGCTGTTCTGCAACTCTTTTGGTCAAATTACTTCCTAACTTCTCAGTATATTCCTTTTCCCCTTTCTTATATCGTACATAATAGGTTTTACCTACTTTTCTTAAGCTTGCCATTTACCAAGTATTGACCATTTTTTTTGTTTTTGCAATAATACTAATGACTACTTCTCCCCTTTTTGAAGTAGTGTTTTTTGAATGAGGCCGTCAGAAATCTTTTAAGACTCCTGGCGGTTTTTATTTAAATATGTATTACCATTTAACTTTATCAGCCCAATAAGCAGCACTCATTTTACCCTTTGCTATATTAGCTGCATGCCTAGCTTTAAAGGATTTTTGTCTTGCTTTACCTTTAGATGTTGTTGGATTTGCCCCTGCGCCTGATACACCTTGCTGACCAAACCTAATCGTTTTAACTTGATCGCCTGATTTAGCTACTACTACATGGCTTTTT